GGCGGTTATTTTTATCTTTGGTGCAATATTTTTAATTTTTGGGATAGGTGGCGAGTAATGAAACTAGACCCCGTTTTACTTAATATGGCGTGTAGTTGGGCGATGAAAGCCTACAATGATGAGAACAAAGATTCTATAAAGATAGAAAGTAAACTTACTTCTACTACAGTCTATGTAGCAAAACGTAAATCCATAGACATCATAGCGTTTCGTGGGACGCAACAGGGGCGTGATTGGCTTACCGATGCGTTAGTAGTCCCAGTACCTTACGTAGGTAGGTTGTGCCACGGCGGGTTTACCGCAGCTCATGCCTCTGTTTGGGGTAAAGTCAAGAAGCACCTAGATATGAAGAAGCGCACTTTAATATGTGGGCACAGTCTTGGTGGAGCGTTAGCAGAGCTAACTGCGGCTAAATTGTGGAAAAAACACCCTAATATTAATCTGGTAACTTTTGGTAAACCTAATGTGTTCTTCAAAGGATTCAAGCGTCCTATGGAACTGGATAACCAGATTTCTTGTGTGCAAGGTTCAGATATGGTGGCACGCATACCACGTCTTTGTTATGGCCCCTCTAGGTCGCAGACTATGCTGTACTTTGCTAATTCCATGCAAGATTACATAAACCCTTCAAAAGAAGTTAGGAAGGAAGACAAAAGCCTGAAAGATGCTATTTCTGACCATTTTATGGAAGGGTATAAAGAACGACTAGGGATATTTTTAGATGCCCAAGACAAGATACTTAACCCAGAAGAAATGAAAGAACTTAACAAAATGATTGACGAGGTTGAAAATGCTTAGAATCGCTGCGTTATGTGTACTAATGGCGGGATGTTCCGTATCCGAGGATATGATAGCCAACAAGGAATTATACTGCTCCGGTGTCTACAAAGGCATACGGGCTGTAGGGCGTGTCACTACTGAGGTTACGACAGGCATCCGAATCCCAGACGTTTGTGATACGATTGACGAGATCGTGGAGGAAGACTCCACGGGAAAGTAATTAACGAACTAGAGGCACTTATAAAAGTGTATTTGCTAATACAATGAAATTCGGTGGACTACTCAAATCTCTTGCCCCTACTATAGCCAGTGCAGCAGGTGGGCCTATGGCGGGTATGGCAGTCAAAATGGCTGCACAAAAACTAGGCGTACCCGAAGCTACTGCTAACGAAATAGAAGACTTAATCGAGCGAGAACCAGAAAAAGCGGTGCTTCTCAAGGAAGCAGACAATGACTTTAAAGACCGTATCCGAGAAATGGAAATTGATCTGGAGTCATTTAAAACCGAAGTAGAAGACAGGCAACACGCGAGAGAAACTTTCAAAAACGATTGGACACCAAAAGTGTTTGGGATATTGGCGTTACTGTTATACGGAGCCTATGTAATGGCTGTAACTATTATGCCCCACGATCAGAATGACGAGACTATTATCTCACTGGTGTTAGGCCAATTAAGCGGTATTTTGGGGACTATGGCAGCTTTTTGGTTCTCTGGGTCTAGTACGAAATGAGTAACATGAAAAAGTTAATCGCCATGTTAAAGCGCCATGAGGGTGTGGAAACTCATGCTTATGAGTGTTCTGAAGGAAAGATTACTGTTGGGGTAGGTAGGAATATCGACCAACGGGGCGGCATGGGTTTGTCTGAAGATGAAGTAGAATATTTGCTTGAGAACGATATTGAACGTGTTATCAAGGAGTTAGCAGAAGAGTACGCTTGGTTTAATGCGTTAGACGATGTACGTAAAGATGCAATGATTGATATTAGCTTTAATCTTGGAGCAACAAGATTGAGAGGTTTTAAACGTGCTCTGGCTGCTATGGAAGAGGGGAACTACAAGGTAGCTGCTACTGAGTTCCTAGACTCACGTTGGGCTAAACAAGTAGGTGGTAGAGCGTTAGAGCTTACTGACTTAATTAAAACAGGCGAGTATGTAGAGTAATGCCTTACAAAAAAGTACAGTTTAAAGCAGGAGTAGACCGAGAAAACACCCGTTATGCGGCTGAAGGTTCTTGGTACGAAACTGAAAAGGTGCGGTTTAGAAGGGGATTGCCCCAAAAGATAGGTGGTTGGGAGCGATTGTCTGCTAATACTTATCTAGGAGTAGCACGTTCTTTGCATAACTGGGCTACTTTGAGTCTTCAGAATCTTGTTTCTGTAGGTACTAACCTTAAGTATTATATTGAAAGAGGCGGTGCTTATAACGACATTACCCCTATTAGAGCTACCACAGCGGCAGGAGATGTTACTTTTGCGGCTGTAAACGGCGATGCAACTATTACTGTTACGGATACTGCACATGGAGCGGTTGTTAACGATTTTGTTACTTTTAGCGGTGCTGCTACTCTGGGTGGAAATATTACGGCTGCTGTATTAAACCAAGAGTATCAGATAGCAACTAAAGTAAATGACAATTCCTACACCATAGAAGCTAAAGATACCTCTGGTAGTACAGTTACTGCTTCTGCGGGAGACTCAGGTAATGGAGGGTCTAGTACTGTAGGTACTTATCAGATTAATACTGGAAACGAAATAGAAGTTCCGTTTACTGGTTGGGGTGCAGGTACATGGAGTTCAGGTACATGGGGTACAGGTGGCACTACCCTTGCTGGAATGCGCCTTTGGAGTCAAGCTAACTTTGGGGAAGACTTGTTCTTTGTCCATAGAAACGGTGCTTTATATTACTGGGATGCAAGCAGTGGTGTTACCACAAGGGGAGTGTTGGTAAGTTCTCTAGGAGGTGCAGCGCAAGTGCCCACTGTGGCTAATATTGGCTTTGTATCAGATGTATTCAGGTTTGCCTTTTGTTTTGGTGTAAATGCTGTAGGTAGTTCTACTTTAGACCCTATGCTTTTACGGTGGTCTGACCAAGAAGACATTGCTGATTGGAATCCTACTGCTACTAATCAAGCGGGAAGTCTTAGTCTTTCTGAAGGCACAGAAATCATTCAGGCTGTACAAGCACGTCAAGAAATATTGGTATGGACTGATTCAGCTATGTACGGCCTACAGTATCTAGGTGCGCCTGTGGTGTGGGGTGCGACCTTACTGGGGTCTAACATTACCATAGCCAGCCCTAATGCAGCCGTTTATTCCAATAATATCGCCTACTGGATGGGTACAAGTAAGTTCTATTACTACGACGGTACAGTTAAAACATTGCCTTGTTCGGTACGTAGTTATGTATTTGACGATTTTAACAGTGAGCAAGCGGAACAAATTGTTTGCGGGTCAAACGAAGAGTTTGATGAGATATGGTGGTTTTACTGCTCCTCTGGGGTGACTCGTAATGACCGTTATGTTGTGTATAACTATGTGGAAAACATCTGGTATTACGGCACGTTATCACGTTCAGCGTGGATGGACTCCGACTTACGGGATTTCCCAATGGCTGCTACGTTTGATGGCAAGTTAATCAACCAAGAGAAAGGCGTGGATGATAACGAAACAGGTACTCCAGCAGCTATAACAGCCAGTATTACCTCTTCCCAGTTTGATTTGGATGACGGTGACAGATTTATGTTAATAAACAAGATGTTACCTGACTTGACCTTTGAAGGTTCTACCACAGGTTCTCCCAGTGCCACGGTTAGTTTACTACCGTTACAGGATTCTGGGTCTGGCTATTATAGCCCTGCTTCAGTAGGGGGTAGCGACAGTGCGGCTGTTACCCGTACAGCTACAACACCGATAGAGGCTTTTACTGGCATAGTGGATACACGAGTACGGGGTAGGCAAATGTCGTTTAAGCTAGAGTCTACGGCGGCTGGGGTTACTTGGAAGCTAGGTATACCACGTTTAGAAATGCGTCCTGATGGTAGGAGGGGCTAGTGGCTAACGACCTTATAAATCAGGTTACTAACCCAGCTCTCCCCGTTGCTCCAAGGGGAACCTCTCTAAGCACTTACCTAGATGATTTAAACAACATTTTACGTTTGTTTTTCAATGGCCTAACAAATACTGTAAACTTGTTGTCTGGAGATTACGGGGGCCGTTTTATTAGCACCCCCAATGGTAAGTTTTTCTCCACAGTCGATCAAAATGCAGGGTCTACGGGTACTGCATACGCCATACAGTTTGAAAACACGTATCTTGGCGAAGCCATGAGCGTAGCGTCTAACACCCGAATAACCCCAACCTATTCAGGGGTTTACAACTTTGAAGTGTCAGCTCAGTTAACCAGTAGTTCAGCCGCCGCTAAAACAGTTGACGTTTGGATAAAAAGAAGTGGTACGGATGTTACTAATACTGCCAAACAGCATGTGTTATCTGGGTCAGGCAGTATAGATGCAATTAACTATAACTTTACGATTGATGTGCAAGCAGGGCAATACATAGAGATTATGTGGGCAACTAGTGATACAGATGTAAGCCTTAACCATCAGGCCGCTTCAAGCCCAAGACCTGTAGTACCATCA